GCCACGACATTGTCGACGTAAATGATTCCCTCTTTCTCGAAGCCGACCCGATCCCCGAGCGCGTAATCGGTGTCCAGCAGCCACGGCCACCCGTTGAGCGCTTCGGCTTTAAATGCGGCGAATGCGCGGGTTATCCAATCCCCACTTCGTAGGGTTAGCGGGGAGGCCAGGGTATATGCGGTGCCGCTGCCCTTTTCGAAGTGCTCCTGCCAAGAAAGGGATCCAGAATTCAATGCGCGTATCGGGTCGGTGTAGCGTTCCCACGCCAAAAAAACATCCGACAGCTGCCCCATGTACAGGTTGTCCAGGCCGGGGGTGCCGGGTACCTGGGTTTGACCACTGACGTTCGCGACCCAGTTGTTCAGAACCGATGATAATTCCGCAAGGGAATACCTTATGGCAAATGAAATACTTTCATTGACTATGGTGGGCGATTTCGAGCCCGTCATGATCGTTTTGGGGGAGCCTTTATGCCACGTCAAATCGGAGTTGATGACCCCGGACCAGGGGGAGTCCCACCAGATGACTTTGGGGGGTGCGGGGGCGACGTCGAGGAGTTGTTGCAGGAGGTAGGTTTGCCCGATGCCGGCGGCGTCGTAGACGGGTTCCCCGTTCAGGACGTTCCCGGCGTCCCACGCGTTGCCGGTGGTGGGGTCGACGACGACGGGGGTGATCAGGTCATCCAGGGTGACCGCGACCGTGGAGATCAAACCGTCCGCGGCGGTCCCAATTGGGCCGGTGATCCCGTCGACCTGTTGAAACGAGAAGACGCAGCAGTTGCGGAGCGGGGCAACCAGTTTCGTCAGGCCTTGATCCAGCGACGACACGTCAGCCCCGGTGAGTAGGGCGAGGATGTCGGGGGCCAGCGTCAAGAGGTTGGCGAGTTCGGTGTTGGGGGAATCCTCATCCGTAGTCAGATACGTGTAACAGCGCATCATGACCCCGGCGTCGGTCAGGACATCCCCGAACGCGTCATGCAACGTGGTGACGAACGTTCCGGCGATGGAAGACCAGCGGGACTGGTCGAAGACGGGGTCGACGAAAGCGATCTGTATCGGCCAGTTCGTCGGCAACACGTTCAGCACAGCGTCGGGGGATAGTGGGGATATCCAGCCGGCCGGGTTGAAAATGTTGGTGACCGTCGACCAGCCCGGCATAAACAGGCGGCCCAGGTTCATGAACATCGTCAGCGCGCAAATAGTGCGGACCGGGCCGGGCAGCACAAACATCTTGGGCAGCATCACCTCCGGCGGAAACAGCGGATTGCAAGCCAGCAGCAGACGGCGGGCATGCTCCCGGAAGTGCAGGGCCGTCAACTCGATGGAATGGATGCCCGCGCCGTCTTGTTTGACGTGGATTTCGGTGATCTTCCCCCCCCAGCGCCGCCGCCAATTCGGATGCAAAGGATCGAAGTCGATGATCAGATTCAAATCGGAGATCGGCATGGTCTGATGGGTCATCCAGTCGACCAGCCAATTGTCGTACAAAATGGTGAGCGTGCATTTCCCGGTGTCCTCCATCAGCTCCTCAACAGAGCAACTGAGTTCGCCTTCGAGGGTGTTCATCACGTTCAGGTCGCCGTCGGTGATCCGGATCAGGGGGCGTTGTTTGGCGCCCTCGAGGACGGTGTGCCGGACCCCGCTCAGATAGGTGGCGCACGCCGCCGTGTCCGTCAACAAATCGGGGACGGCCGGCCCGGCGATCGGCAGCTTGATCCATTGATCGAACTGCAGGCCGATATCGAAGTTGGTGGGGCCGCCGAACAGGGCGGAGAGGGCTTGGCTCATGGCGACGCGGCCCGTCGGTAAGTATCGGTACAGTGGCGATGGTGAAGCGATGCAATCCCTGCGGACAGACCAAACCGCTCAGCGAATTCAATAAACGCTCGTTGAGCCAAGACGGCTATGGTCCTTGGTGCCGTGACTGCAGGAAGCAATATCAGACAGCCTACTATCTCCGCAACAGGAAGCGATTCCTGGCGGACAAAGCTGAATACCGCCAACGACCGGAGAACAAAGAACACAACAGGTTGTACCAGGCTGAATACCGTCAAAGGCCAGAAAATAAGGAATCCGCACGCGAATACCAACGAAACTATCGACCGAAGTGGCAAACAGCGAACCGCGACAAGATGCGTGCTTACAGCGCGAAATGGTCGTCCGATCCGAAGAACAAGGCTATCAAAGCTGCGTATGAAGCGCGTGAAGATGTTCGGCAACGGAGAGCTGAGTACTCGGCTCGACCGGAAAATAAAAACCGTCAGCGACGACGGGTTCAGGAATATGCACAGCGCCACCCAGAACGTATCCGTGAAAACGGACGAATCAACAGCGCTATCCGTCGTGCCCGCTTGGCCGGGAACGGGGTCATCCCATTCACTATCGATCAGATCAAAACTAAACTTACGTATTGGAATAATTGCTGCTGGATTTGCGGTAGCCCTAGCACTGCTATCGATCACGTTAAACCCGTTACGGCGGGCGGCGCCCATGTGCTGTGCAATCTCAGACCAATTTGCACACCATGCAATTCGGCGAAGCATAACAAATGGCCTCTGCCCTCTCGGGCGGAGATCCTGGGTTTCATTGAGTGACAGCATATTTCACCGCGAACGCTTAAATCGTTGGGGAACAAGTGCGACTATGACACCGTTGGGATTCGAATGCCCTACTGTGAATTGGCAGGTTGTTTTCGGGGGAATCTGGTAGATAAACCTATTGGCGAACTGTAATTGTAATGGTAATCCTTCCGAAGCAATTCCAGATAAAAAGAAATCAAGGATCTGCGATTGCCGGATCAGGTCGAACAGCAGGTTGTCTTGCGGGTCGTTGGCGGCGGTCAGGGTGCGGTGCGCGGGTTCGGTGTCGCACATGAACGTTCCGACGCTGTTGGTGGTGACGGGCAGCGCGACGAGCCGGGTTGAGGCGTTGTCCTGCACGATCGCCTGCCCCGGCGAGCTGACGTAATAGGTCGCGTAGCTGGGCAAATCCCCGCGGTTGGCCAGCGGCAGCGTCCCCCAGTAGTAGGTCTGCCCGAGCAGGGCATCCAATGTTCCGGCCAGCAGACCGGCGGGGGGTGGTTTCGCCGGGCCGGCCTGGGCGGCTTGGAACGGCAGCGTCAGGGCGGGTTTGGTGTAGTAGGGGCGGGCGGCCAGCCAGGTCAGATCCCAGGCGGAAAAGTTGTTCCCGAACGCCGTCGGGTCCTGCGACTGGGCGGTCTGCACGGTGGTTTGTGGGCGGACCGGGATCCACCGCCACCCGGAGAAACGGGTGTAGACGCCGAGCCAGCCGTCGTTGGTTTCGTCCTGGCCGGCCCACCAGTGTTCCTCGGCCATCCGGTATTGGTATTCGGTCAGGGGTGGGGCGTGGTTGCCGATGATGATCTTCAAATTCAGCTGCCGCTGGGCGACGTTCTGCCGCTGAATGGAGGCGCCCATCATGTAGGGGGAGTTGACGAGGACTTGTTCGGTGGGCCAGTTCTGGTCGCCCATGATCTGCCCGGAGCCGCTGCCGGCGAGCCGCACCCCTTGGCGGCCTTTGCGGGGGCCGGCCAGATCCCAATAGTTGCCGAGGGGGTCGAGGTAGAGGATGTGGGTTTGCATGCCCCGCAGGGCGGGGGAGAGTTGGTTGAACGGGACCGCGGTATCTGTGAAGGGGGGGCGGCCCATCGATGTGGTGGTGTTGCCCGGCGGGTAGGACGGCGTAGTCATTTTGCTGGCGGCAATCCTTGTCCGCCCGCGGACGGTGGGAGGGCGGAGCTGGCCGGGCCGCTGGGGCCGGCCATGTTAGTCAACTCCTGGGCGGCGCCGTGGCCGGCGACGATCGCGCCCGGCATGTGCAGGTTGGTGATGTTGGTTGGGCCGCCGCCCAGGCTGCCCGGCGTCCCGGCGCCGCCGCCGGGGCCGCCGGCCGCCGCGCTGGCCATCTTCGCCAACCCGAGCCCGTATTGCAGGGCGACCATCCCCATCTTCCAGATGCCCCACTGGGTGAACGGTTTCCCGAACGGGCCGCCCGCCCCGAACCCGGCTTCCTCGAACAGGCCGGGGCCGATGGTGGCGCCGAGCTGCTGCAGCATCGAATTAATATCGGCGCCGCCCCCGGCGCCGCCGCCCGTACTGGCGGGAACGCTGGTGGACGGGGTGAACACCCCGGCCCCGCCCGGCGCCGGGGAGCCGGTCGTAGCGGGGGCGCCTTTGTTGGCGCCGTACTTGTACGTGTTGGGCCAGCGCCCCGCCCGCTGCGCCACCGGCACCCGGTTGGCGACCGCGATCTGCTGTTCGCGGGTGGCGTGGTCGGGGCGGTCAGCGAACTCGAGCCCACCGAGATCCTTCCAGGTGGGCAGGTCGAACTGCAGGCCCCCGTAGTAGCCGTTGCCGGTGTTACACGCCCAGTTCGACCCCGACTCGTGCACGGCGATAGCGTCCCAGTCGGTGCCGCCACCGTAGCCGGTGGTCCCGGCGTCCGACGCGGGCCCGCCGGTGCCCACCCCGCCGGTGAAGATCCCGGCCGGGATGCCGAACCCAGACGCCAAACCCGACAGGAACGCCGACCCCGGCGACACGGAGGGGGTACTGCTACTGGTGCCGGCGGCAGCCGACGCGGCGGTGCTGCCGGTCGGCAGATGCGCCGATCCCAGCGTCAACCCTTGCCCACCCCCAGCGCTACCGCCCCCCGCGAGCTGCTCGAGCCCCAGCGACGAGCCGCGTTTGGCGGCGATATGCACATGATCGTGGTGACCGGCCAGGGTGCCCGCCCCGTAGAACATGGCCGGCACCAGATGCCCGTCCTTCACCAACTGCGGCAGCGCCGGGTTGGTGTGGATGACCTCGGCCAACTGGGCGCCGTAGTTTTGGATCATGTACATCGCGAACGCCAACTCCTGCGGGGTTTGCATCCCGTTGGAGAAGTCGCCGGCTTCACCCGTGTCGTGATACCCGCGGTCGACAGGGTGGGTGCCGTGCCCCGATTTGCCGGCGGTGAGTTTCAATCCGTAGCCGTGCGCGATGGCCAGGGCACCCAGGATTTCGGTGTCCACCCCGGCGACGTCATCACCCGCGCCGGAGGCGTAGTAGTGGGCGGCGCCGGCGCCGAACCCGGCGCCGACACCGGGCACGTCGCCGCCGCCCGCGTAGTGATTGATGGCGTTCAGCATGGGCCGGAACTGGCGGGCGGCTTCCTTGCGGACGACGAATTCCCCGGGTTCCAGCATGCCCAGCACGGTGTCGCCGCCGCCGTACCCGGGAATCCAGCCGCCGGCGGCGTGCCCGGTGTCCGGCGCCGGCACCAGGATCACCCCGGGCGGCAGCGGGGGGACGGGCGGGCCGGGCGCCCCGGGCGCCGGCAAGCTCGAGGGCGGGGGCGGGGGCCCTATCGGCTCGCCCTGCAGATTTGTCGGCGGCTTAGTGGGATCAAATCCCGGCAATCCCGGCACGTTCGGTGGCCCCGCCGATCCCCACGTCGCCGGCGGGCTGACGTTGGGAAGGGTAGGCAGATTCAGCGCGTTATGTATCTTTTCGGCCAGGTCAATGGGGAACTGGTAGATCCAGTCGCTGACTTGCTTGAGGACCGGCAAATCGTGGATGCCCGCGATGAGTTGCAGCCCGGTGCCTAAACCTGCGATACCGTTGGCCACTGCGCCGACTTTCCCGCCGATGGTGCCGAGATGCCCTTCGAATCCCGGGGCGTCTTTGTTGAAACCCGACATGCCGTCGGCGGCGGCGTGCAGCCCGTCGGAAAGAGTTCTCAGTGGGCCTTCCTCTTTCGCGGAGGCATCGCGGGCGCGGTCCAGGGCGCCGCTCCAGTCGCTGATGTCGGCGCCGAACAGTTTCGCGATCGGTTCGGCGCCTTTGAGCGCGTCCTGCAGGCCGCCCACGGCGCCGGCCAGGTCGTGCGCCTTGGTGGCGTTGACGGCGTCGCGGATCCCGCGGAACGCATCGGCCGCGCCCCGCGTCTTTTCTGTGATGCCGCCCATGATCTCTTCGAAACGTTTTAATCCGGGGATTTTGTCCTCGGCGAAGTCCAATATCGCGTCGGCGACGGCTTTGCCGACGATCTCCCCGGTTTCCGGGGTGACGGTTTCCAGGCCTTTGAGGACGGCGCCGCCGATTTTCTGCCCCAATGTTTTCCCGGCAGTCTCGGGTTCGGGGATGATGACGTCTTCGATTTTGTTGTCTTTGGCGGCTTCTTGGATGCCTTTGTTGATGCCGGCGCCGATCGTTTTCCCGGCGTCGATGGCGGCGTTTTGGGTGGCCCAGCCGCCCGTTTTCCCGGCTAGCACATCGCCGATGACGCCGCCCCCCGTAGTGGGGGCGGTTTTCATGCCTTCGTTGATGCCCTGATTGAGGCCGGTGCCGATTTCCTTCCCCGCTTTTTGGGCGGCGGTGCGGGTCGCGGTCCCGACGGGTTTCCCGGCGATTACCTCCCCCAAAATCGACCCATCAGCCGGGATCGACACCCCTTTCATGCCTTCGGTGAATCCCTGATTGAACGCTTTCGCGCCTTCCCGCCCGGCCGCCAGGAATTGCTTGGACAGGCCCGACATCTTGGGCGCGACGTTGATGAAGACGGTGCCGAGTTCGTTGCCGCCGGCCGGCGCCGTCATCTACCGCCACCTGCGTTCATGGGATTTGCCTTTGGGTCGCTGCTCCCGTTCTTCGTCGAGGCGATCCATTTCCTCCCAGGTCATGACGTCGGCGGGGAATATCTGTTCGCCGGGCAGCCGATCCCCCAACCCGGGGCGGTCGTAGGGTCCGGTCAGGTGGGCGACACCGGCCTGGGCTTCGGCCATGTTCGCCAGGACATGGTCGGTGCGGGTCCAGCCGTCATCGAACGCGTGCCGCAGCGCCGAGCCCGGCGGGCTAGCGACCACGATCGAAATCAGCTCACTGATCGTCAGGCGGTCGGTGAACATATCCTTTGCGCGGAATCCGAGGGTGAGCAGGTCCCGTTGCAGGGCGTGCCCGTATCTGCCCACCGCCGCGGTGAGCATCAGGATTCCCCCGGCGGCTCCCCGCCCGTCGGCCGGTTAATCGGCGCGAACCACGCCGAAAACAAGTTGCTTTGATCTTTGGGGTCGTCGTCGCCGAGCGCGGCCACCCGCAGCCGAATCGACTTCGGGACGTCCGCCAACATCATCCACTCAAAACTTTGGAACATCTCATTGAGGTCGTAGATCCGGCAAAAGAATTCCTGGCTGGTTTTCACGGTGTTGATGTGCGGCAGCACGATCGGGTCGCCGCCCTTGCGGGGCTTCCACACGAAAATCTTGCGGTCCCCGTAGGGGTGCTCAATATCGGGCACTTTTGTCGGGGGTGGCAGCGGGGTAGGGTTGGCGGCGCCGTTACTCGCCGGGCCGAGGGTTTTCTGCGGCGCCGCCAAGCTCACGGGTTTTGGGGCCGTCGCCCGTTTCCGGGGTGGGGCTGCGGTCATCAGGTGAAGATCCCGTCGTCCCAGTATTCGATCGCGAAATCGTTGCTGTCGTCGGGGAACGCTTCCAGGGTGACGTCGAACGTGGCGAGTTCTTTATGCGACCATTTCGGGCCGGCGATCGAGGTGGGGCGACCGTAGCCGACCACCAGGCGCGCCGACATCTTCTGGTAGTAGGCGTCAAACACCCAAATCCCGGAGTCCAGCAGCGTGCCGTTGATTTTCGAGGTGATGATCGTCCCCGTGGTCGCGGTCGGCGGGGTCGTCGTCACGTTCGCCGAACCGTGCACCGCCGACTGCACGGCTGAGTTCATCATCTGCAGCAGTTTGAATTTGAGTTGCAGCCCATAGTGGTCCTGCAGGATCGCGATCAGGTTGCCACCCCAGTCGTACTGCTTACCTTCCGGGCGGTCTTCGACCCGCTCCAACCCGTTCTGCTCCACCCGGCCCAATGTCACGAACGCCGGATCCAAAGCGGACGTCGCATCGGTGGGGAGGGTGGTGCCGAACGGGGCGAACCGGACACCGCCGGTCACCTTAGGGGAGGGGGCGGCGATTTCCTGGACTTCGGCGATCACAACGGGCGGGGCGGTCATTCGGTTTCCTCCTGCTCAAGCATGTAGCAATGCTGCACGGCTTAGCATTGCACGCCGGGAGGGGTTTCGGGGGTTAGGACACGGCGAGGGCGTGCCCCGGGATCCGCCACATCAGCATCGCCTTATAGCGGGGCATGTTGACCAGGGGATCGTTTTGTTTGAAGAGGTTGCCCTGGACTTTGGAGTGGGCGACCCACCAGTCGACGCCGTCGTCGTCGGTGACGGTGAACGTGTAGATCCCGCGGGCCCCGTAACCCAGCGCGGTCCGCAAATTCTTCGCCGCGGCCGGTTCCTCGTTCTGCGGGGCGTAGGAGTGCAGGATCAGGGACAGGTCGAACATGATTTCGTCGTCCCGCTGGAAACCCCCGCCCGCCTCGAGGCGCAGCCAGGGGGTGACGGTGTCCGCGCGGGCCGCCGGTTTCGGCAGCCGGGTGGTGACCGGGACCGGCGACATCAGCGGGGTGAAATACGCCAGCGCCAACGATTCGGGGTCGGGGCCGACGATGCCGTACGGGGTTGGCGCGGTCATTGGGTGGCCGTCCCGCCGAAATGGGCCAGCGTTTTAAACAGGGTGGAATTCTTGGCGTCATCGATCATCGCCGCGAAATTGGACGACCACACGTTAGCGCGGGCACGCTTGGAATCCGGCCAGTCTTCGACGTCGGTGACCGCGTAGATCGCGCCTTTCTGGATCGCGCGGCTGTTCGCGTCGGCGGCCATCTCCTGCACCTTCGCGTCCAGCGCGGCGACCACCGCCGGCGCATGCAACGCCTTGATCGCGAACGCCGAGAAGGCGGCGCGGTCGATGACCATCTCCGAACCGTCCCGGAAGCGGTGGGCGCCGGCCGGCGCGTCGGTGTCATCTTGTTCGGGCTCGGCGCCGCCGCCGGCCAACGGTTCGGTCATGTGATCCGCCGCAACTTCACGATGCCGCCCGCCCACGCGTACAGCTTTTTGAACGGGCCCTGAAAGTCGCTGGTGGGGTCGCCGTTCACCCAATACTGCACCCCGCCGTCATAGTTCCCGGACTCGTCGACGGTGCCGCCCAGAATCACCCCATCGGACGCGGAATAGTGTTGCGGGTCGGGGACCGCCATATCCAGGGTGGTTTCGATGCGGTCAAGGAACTCCGGCGAAATCACTTCCGAGCTGCTGCCCAGCCGCCCGGCCTGATGGTACGAATACACGTAGCGGATGACGGGGGCGCCGTCGACGATCGGGTTGTTGCCGTGCGCATCCGTGGTCGTGGTGTCCACGGTGCGGGGGGTGTGCAGCACCGGCCACGGTGCGGGGATCTTCATCAGGCGACCACCGGCAGCCGGTAGGAGGCCAGCCGGTCCATCTGCTCAGCGTTCAGGTTCAGGCCGGCGTTGCGGGTCAAGGTCAGTTGGTAGCCGGGGGTGGTGATCCCGGAGACATTGCCGGCGGTCATCTCGGCCGCCACTTCGGCGAGCTCGTAGGCCACGGCTTTAACATCCGCAGGAACGCTCGGATAGCCGTGCGTGAACGTGACGGTGGCGTAGCCGAAGTTCATCGCCGGCAAATAGTTCGGGGTGTCGGGCCCGTAGTAGTAACCGCTATAGGAGCCCCACCACCAGCCCGAATACAGGCCCAAAGGTTGGATGACGCCCTGCTGCGTCCAGGTGTACATGGCGGGGTCGAGGTCGATGGTGGTGTCCACCCCGGTCTGGATACTGACCGACGACACATCCGTCACATATAAGGAGGGGAGCATGATGCGGCCGTTGGTGCCGATCCGCAACTTGCCGGCGGTGTCGGTGTCATTGGGGTAGATCCGCCACCCGCAGTAGGTGCGGATCCTAGCCCCGGCCACCGACAGGAAATAGTTCGGATCCTGCGCCTGAAAACTAGCCCAGTCCGGGTCGTTGGGATCGCACAACGGCGGATACGGGTCCCGGGGTTGCGGCGCCACCGCCGACGGGCTGCTCACATCTCCGCTTCCTGCAACAGGGCGATCAGCTCGGTTTTGCGGGCACCCGCCGGGTAATCCACCTCGAGGTCGTCGAGCGCGGATTTCAGTTCGGCGACGGTCCAGCCTTCCAGGTCGACACCGGCTTCGGTTTCGGTTTCCCACAACGACGGCTGCACGTCGGGCTCCGCGGCGGGTGCCGCAGTCATCGGCTCCGCCGACGCGTACGGCGGCAGCTCCACGAAATCCGAATCCACCAACTCGACACTGGATTCCGGCAGATCCGCCGGCAACAACCCCACCAACTCCACCAAATGCTCCGGCACCGCCACCCCCGCATCGGTAAACCGCTGCACCGCCTCCACAATCGACAGCCCCCACCCCACCTGGGGGTTACGCACCCAAATCTTGCCGGGCGGCGGCGGCGGCATCCGCCCGAACCGCCCCGGCGCGGGCGCCGTCATTAGGCGACCGCGATGCTGGTGGCGGTCGTGGTGACCTGCGCGGTCGACCCCCAGCCCGGCGCGGTCGCATGCGCGGACAGCAGCCAGTTATGCAGGGCGAGCAGAGTGCAGGGCGTGGTCAACGCACCAGGCGGCACCTTCACCCCGGAACGTTCGTCAACAGAATCTTTAGCATCCATGAGCAAAGCCTAACGCCGTAGCATGTCACAAGGGTGATTGACGCGCGGTATGACGTTGCAGGTAGTCGGCGGCGGCCCGCAGCAGATCAGGATCATCCCCAGCCATCCCCATGAACCGATTACAGACGTTGCACAGCAACCCCCGGATCACCCCTGTCCGATGATCATGATCAACCGAGAGGTTCGGATACGTCCCACAACCATTGTGGCAGATCGCACACACACCACTTTGCGCCGTCAGCAGTTCGTCATACTGTTCGGGCGTGATGCCGTACAGCTTCTTGATGTTGTGCCTGCGGTTGATCTCACTGTAGGTGCCCAGTTCTTTTCGCCGTC